AAGTGATTTATCGAAAACTACATAGAAACGTTGGGGATTATAATGCTAAGTAGTTCGTGCGTAGACCGAGTGCGGAGGCGAATGAAATTGTTTTGTGATATTATTCGTGAGATATCTGGTCACGACGCGACCGCGGACGCGGACCCTTTCGCCCAAATACTATTAACGTCATTGTTTGATGCTTTCAGACCTTGTGTGCATGTATCTCTTCCATTCACATCACGTACCAAATTTGATTTATTGGAAACTGTGTTAAATGATAAACAACTGTCTGAGACGACCAAACAAGAATTCGGTTCAAAATTCTGCGAATCGCAAAAAATATTTTGGACCTTGCATCATTTTTTTCACACCCATCGAAAAAGGGTACGTAGTAGTATTAGTAAGTAGTTGTAGGTCTCGTTATTTACACAACCGTTTTTGATGTTATTCGAAAACTCTCGTACCTATCTCGGATAGTTGCGCGCATTTCACAAACATTTTTATGGTATATGGTCATACCATAAAAATCGTCTTTTTTTTGCTCCACCAACTTGTGGGGGCAAAAACAATAATTATACGTTAATTACTTGTCTGATGTGCAATAGTAATAATCATCATTGAAAATTCGCTTATCTTTTATGCATCTGCTCATTTTTGCCGCGCAAATTTTTTCGTCTTCAGCAGCTTTTGCAATCGTCTCCCATGTGGCTAGTAGGAGGTTTCCATCCTTTGTTCGCTTTTCAACCTTTTTGCCGGTAGAAGATGTAATGCGGTGACGATCAATCTCTTTTTTCAAGAATAACCCATAATAACCAGTACCATTATTGTTATTCGCCCAAATAGTAGTCTTAAAAACGTATTTTAATTCCGCCAAATAAGTTTTCAGCTCCTTCTCGTCTGTATCAAGTAATGGTAATTTTACCTGTTCTTTCCATTTTCTATATTCAATAATGAGGTGTGCTAATAACACTTTGCCACTTGGAGAAAACGCGCACGAATGAAAAATGAAGTTTTGTGGGTCACATATTTTGTCTAACTTGTAGTAAGATACTTCTTTTAAGGTCACACCCAAATAGCCATTTACCACTTGGTTTTTATTCTGAATTTTCAATCTGTAAGGTTTAAACCGTTTGTCCAAATAATCTTTCAACGCGTGATAGACTTCTTTTGACGCAGATTGTTCCAATATTCTGTATTGACCGATAATATCAGTGGTTGATATTTCGACATCATCGCGAACAATGCAATGATTTTTGATATAATTATTGAAACTCCGGATTTGTTCATTCTTTTCAACATCCTCTTTTATATCCTCAAATGGAACAAAGCGGTTTTCAAGAGTTTCTGTTTGACACGATATATCTCTAGTTATTATACGCTCTACCGGTTTGTTCTCAACAATTTCTAGTTCATGATTGTACAGTTTGGATATTTTTGTTTTGCGCTCATCATCGTCACTAATATTCATGATGGACAACGTATTAACAATACGTTTAACGATCATGATGGCCTCATTGACACTTAACTGAAACACCTCGCTTTTAATAAGAAATCTTGAGAAAACGCCATGAATAAATTTTTCAAAATTATTCACATTGTTGTCAGGCACTTCAATCGTAAATTCCAACTTACCCTTTCCATTGGGCGTTAAATATGCCTTGATTCGTTCGTTTATATTTTTCGTTGTGTATCCGATCTTCAACGTAGGGACATCTGCTAGAGGTGTAGTGTTATAAATATAAATAATAGGAATAGTCTCTCTTACCTGCAACAGTTTGTTCTCTTCTTCTACTTCAGCTAGCTTATTTTGCAAATTGATTTGCTCTTGTTCCATTTTTTTGTTAATTTCTTCTAACTCGTATTTGCTCCTTAACCTGATCTCTTTCACTACATCGCATACCCAATTTTGAAATTGCTCTGCTATCGGTTTTCTGGATTTGAATAAAACCTTATACAACCCCTTTTCAGTCAAAAATGTTACCGATTGGCTGCCACCATTGGTGTCCATAGTATGGACGACCTTTTCAGTATCATCATAAAACTGCAATGTTGACCGAATATTTCCCATCTCTAAAATTTCTCCTACATCACTTGCCCGAAATAAAGGGTTTTCAATCGTCCCCTTAATAACAATATCTGTGTGCAAACCATTCGTATTGAACGCTCTAACGATTTCCATTTAAAGGTCGTTTTTATATAATAGACGGCCTTTTTTTATATCCATTTCCTCTAAATGTAATTAAGTAAATATCGGTATCTTATATAATTATGTCTATAATTATAAAACGCCTAAATATTCTCCTCGGTCGCGGCCGCTGCCAACCTCTTTTTCTCCTTCTGGTTCAAATAAGCCCTTCTCGCGTATTCCTTTCGCTTCTCCGGCGTGACTTTTTCTCTATAATATTCCTTGTTTCGGTTCAACATTTCCTCTTTGTGTAACTTATAAAATTCCCGATTACGCTCCGGTGCCGTGTATTTTTTCAACTTTTCTTTGGTCTCTTTCAGCTCCGCTTCCAGTGCTGCGCATCTTTTTGTGAGTTCTTCGATCCGGCTTTCGTCACCCATATACACTTATTCCTAAATAATCCTTATATAATTTATGCAATATTATATAAGGACCTGATTACCTCTGTTACCACTTGCTCTTCTTGACATTGATCGCTTGCCCTTGTTTTTTTTTACCTTTACTCGGGTCATATTCGTCTTCTTCCGAATCGTCTCCAAGATTCTTCGATAATTCCCAGAATTCTTTGGAACCCAATTTGAAATCAGAATGTTCCTGTGCTTTGTACCAGAAGACCTGATCGTTTAATTTATTGGATTTGGCATTGTTCGAAATCACTAAACATTCGTAGTTCTCGGTCGTCTGATCCATGACTGCACAAAAGCTTTCCAACGTTGGAAACATGGATGCATAATTTTCCCAGATTCTTTTTCGATTAACTAGGTATGGTTCTCTCAATATGAAAACATAATCAATGTTTGTTCGAAGATTAGGCGGTATACCTAAAGGATACTGCATACAAATTACGACGAAAATTTTCCACGGCTTACCATTTCTGGTAAGGCTAGACTATATCTTAAGAGATCATTTGAGACGGTCAATCTCATCACCCCCACCTCCGTTTAGTCGTTGAACCTTCCCCATATCCTTACCTTGTAGGGAAACCTACGGTTTCCCTCAGGGCGCCTATGGCGCCCAAGGGTTGAGCAGCTTCGCTGCTCTGACCCCTACGACCCCTTCCCTGCAGGGAACCTATGGTTCCCCTGCGACCCCTCCCTTTTAAACTAAAAATATTTGCAAACCATGTATCAAAATAACTATTATGCTCAAGGGAGGGGTCGCAGGGGAACCGTAGGTTCCCTGCAAGGGAAGGGGTTGTAGGGGTCAGAGCAGCGAAGCTGCTCAACCCTTGGGCGCCATAGGCGCCCTGAGGAAACCGTAGGTTTCCCTACCACGGAGTTAGGGGCTTGGCTGCGGATTGTCTTTATTTCCTACCTTTTTACTCTACCCAATGTGGTTAACATTGGCCACTGCAATATTTCTACTGCAGTTTAGTAGTAAGAACCTAGCAAGATGTCCCCGCAATTTGGACGTGTCGCCCCAAAAAATAAAAAATAGCGTTTTTTGGAACTAGCCGGACTTTTGATCCGACTGACACCGGACGACTGCATTTATGCAGCTAAATTTGGTCAATGTCTTCCATTCATGAACAGGAGACGCATAAGCTTATCACGCGTCCAGCTTTGGTCGTACAAGCAATCGTCTAATATCACAAACGTGCGGGGATCGATCGTAGTTTTACGGTATTGTTGAATCTCATTATTCACTTGTTTTAGCACGGTTCGTTGACGACGTAAAATGTTCTCGATTAGCACCGAATTGTACTCCTCATGAATAAATAACTTAGGGACAATCTTAGAATAAAATCCGTTACCCGCTTCCGTCCCCGACATCACCGTACCAATCGGAATATCCTGATGATAAAACAACAAATCGCGCACCAGATACGATTTACCCGTGTCACGACGTCCTATCATGACGACGACCGGACCCTTATTCTCATCCGGCTTGAACGTGATGGACCTCATGTCAAACTTCTTCAGTTGTAATGTCATCTAGACAACAACGTATATTCTACTAAAACATTTTTAGATGCAAACCTGAACACGAGCCCACCTAACACGTTGGATTCGACTAAATATAAATATGTCAAGCACTTATACGGTTTTAGATTAAAAAATGACCGAAAATAGCGGGAAATTTTGCATCAACTACACGAAAATCAAACCGGTAGATTGGAAAACTTTAGAAGAAACCTATGTCCCTACCCCGGAAGACACTGTCTATAACTACAATCCCTATTCGGTCCGGCATATTCAAAACTACAATCCCATTTATAATGTATTTTTCAAGCTCAACGAGAACAATTACAATCGCATCGCCTTGAATCACCCCTACCATTTTATCGACCCCCACACATCAATACACTACGAAAATAAGGAGACATGCCACCAGTCCATCTTTATAAAATATTCACCCTTGCTAGACCCTTATCGCTACATGACAGGGAAATACAAACAAAGCGCCAATAATTTGACGGTTCTCCCCAAACTCTATTCGAAGCTCTACGATAACGGTGTGGAACCACATAAAAAAATCATCGACGCGAATAACGCCTCCTATATCGACAATTTTTTCTGCTTCCTTTCCAGCAAATTTGCCCATCAACACCGATTTGCCCATGGCCTGGATTATTTCGGATCCTGGTTAGGTATCCAAGACGTCTTCAAAGTCAATATCAGCGATGATCTGGAATTCCTACAATCCTCCGATTATTTCTTAGAGAACCTCGGGAAACTGTTTACTGTGACTAAAGAAGCCGCCTGCGAAGACTTTTTTAGCTACGGATCACGGGCCAACCGGGCAAAATTACAAATATCGAATGACGACGATGTGGTTCTCTGCCCCGATACCTTGGACCCGCTGGACCTTTTAGAGCCCTTGGAGCCTCTGAAACCTTTGGACCCTTCGGAACCTCTGGATCCTTCGGTCAGTCCGATTGAGGAAGTTTACGAAAAAACTTCACACCATACGTCGCCCGACACCGAAGACTCGGCCGAATCGTCTGATTCCGACTCGGATCACGAGGAGGAGGGTAGCGACGAGGGCAACGAGGGCGAAGAGGGTCAGGATGATGAAGAGGAGGGGGAAGACGTATGGACCACCGAATCCGAAGAGGAAAATCTCGACGCCGACGAGCCCAACCAGTTTGCCTATGTCAAGCAATTCCCGGTGCAGATGATCTGCCTGGAAAAATGCGACGGAACCTTAGACGAGCTCTTTGTCCGCGGTGAGGTCGACGAGAACGCAGCAGCATCGGCCCTCTTTCAGGTGATCATGACCCTCATTGCCTACCAAAAATCGTTCCATTTCACCCACAACGACCTCCACACCAACAATATCATGTTCTCCGTCACGTCCGAGCCCTTTCTTTATTACATCCATAAAGGTAAAACATACCGGGTCCCCACCTACGGTAAGATCTTTAAAATCATCGATTTTGGACGCAGCATCTATAAATATAATGGACACCTCTTCTGTAGCGACAGCTTCGCACCCGGGGGCGATGCCTCCACCCAATACAATACCGAGCCCTATTTGAACGATAAAAAACCGCGCTTGGACCCTAACTACAGTTTCGATTTATGCCGACTGGGTTGCTCCATCTACGATTTCATTATTGACTGTGACGACCCCCATACGGTCTCCCAATTCAACGACTTTCAAAAGACCATCTATCGGTGGTGCTGCAACGACGATGGTAAGAATGTGCTGTATAAACGCAACGGGGAAGAGCGGTACCCTAGTTTCAAACTGTATAAAATGATTGCGCGGACGGTCCATCGGCATCTGCCCGACGAACAGCTCAAATTTCCATTTTTCCAACAATTTAGGGTTGATGGTCGAGAACTTGGTGCCAACCATTCTATATTGATGATGAATTTGGATCAATTACCGACCTACTAGGCAGGGAAACCTACGGTTTCCTCAGGGCGCTGAAAGCGCCCAAGGGTTGAGGGCTTCGCCCTCTGACCCCTGCGACCCCTTCCCTTACACCGTAAACTTGGTACTATAATAATATAACAATTATACAATAATTATATTAACTGTGGTCGGCACTAATATAATTATTCGACTTTGGGGCGCGGCAAATCCCCCCGTTTATCAAGTGTGGCTACCTTAAGTACATTCTTCAGTATTTTATCGTCCATCCGTTTTTGTTCGTCGGGGTACTCCGCCCCGTGTGCTACATAAAAATACTTCAAATATTCGTCATTGTCCTTGGTATTCGACTTTAAATAATTAGGATGGTCTTTCGACCAAGGGAGAACCTGGTTTCGGTTCTCTCTCGCCACATGTTTCACCACCTGCCGCATCTGGCTATTTTCTTCGTCGTCTTTGCTCCATTTATCGTGGTTTTTGATGTGCACGACCTCGCGTTTCAGGTCAGTACAGTGAAACGGTCGTTTCGTCACATCGAGGTCTTTTAACCCCCGCAGCAGGATCCGGGTGATCCCCTCTACAAACCCGATTCGACCCGTCTCTTCAAAATCCTCCGTGGTGATGGTCAGCGAATTCAAAAAGTCGTCGATGTTGAGAGCGTCCTTGCAGGTCTCGTTCAAGAAAAAATTCAGGTTGAACTGATTGTTGTTCGTGGTGTGGTTGTTGACCGTGGTACCCTGTTTGGACAGCTCGATAATCCGCTTCTGCAGTTCCACATTCTGTTCAATGAGAACATTACGTAATTCATTCTCTTGCATGTCTTTCTTGGCGGCCTGTTCCTTCTCGTCTTCATACTGCTTTTGCCGGCGTTCGTTCTCCTCACGGATGAACTTCATCATTTCCAAGAATATCTCGGTAGTGGTGGCATTGAACGTCTCATTCTTCTTATCAACTGCGGGTTGCCTCTCCTCGTCGTCTTGCTCCGCCGGCTCTCGAAACTGTGCCGCCGCCGCAGCGGTTTTACACTTTTTGCGGTGTTTGCACAAACTAGACATATGTTTATATTCCTTACCACATTTGCACTGAGGGAGCTTGACCGCCGCCGCCTTTTTCTCCTCGTCAGTCAGCCGGATATGCTTCTTCGTGGCGATGTGCTTTATCCAGTCACACTTTTGGGAACAATGGTAGTTGCACACTGCACAATTCATGTTCTTGTAAGAATGTCCGACATTCCCTTTACCGGTTTGCCATTCGTTTGTCGTACCAGTTTTGGATGACATTGTTGAACAAATCGTTAGCGTATACCGTATATACACTATGGATATATTTTTTATATTGTTTTACAAGTGAAAAAGATCTTTAATTAGCCTAAATCTTTGTCTGAAAATGTCCAATTTTTAGCCTTTGTCTTTTTGTCCATTCTCAATTCAGCGCATAATTATATATTCGGCTTATGCAGTCACCTGGCCTCCCTCCCACCCCTCCCAGCCCGAAGATGCAGCGACCCTACCTCTTTTGCAAATTTCTAATTGACATTTCCAAAATCGGACATTTATTTTTGTCCATTTTCAAAAAAATCGCTCGACTTTTCCACCACTTTTTCCATGATTTTATTTAGAGTAAAAATATTTAAAATTGATTTCTTCAATGGGATAAAGGTAATATTACGTATATTGTGTATTATTATCCGAGCCAAGAATGGTGGTTGTTTGTCCAGATACCTACCCCGACAACGACACGTACCAAGAGTACTTTGATTTGTTTCCCTACGAGCTGAGTCCC